GCTGCTGCTGCTGCTTATGCTGCTACTGCTTATGCTGCTTATGCTGCTTATGCTGCTGCTGCTGATGCTGCTGCTGCTGCCAAAAAAGAGATGCAAATAATAATTTTAAATTATGGACTTTCGATCTTAAAGTAATCTGCTAAATAAATTTTTAAAACTTAACACTTAATATTATGCAAGTAATTATTACAGAACCCGAAGTACCGACTAAAGTAAATTTAGCTAGTGTACTTGCTGCAAGAAAAGTATATCGTTTTAAAGATATGCAAGAGCTTATAGAAGCTGCTGCAAAAGGAATATTCTGGCGAAGAAGAATCTAGTACTTAATACTTAACGTTATATGAAAGAACTCAACGAAGTAAATCACGGAGATCAGCACGATCATCCTACTGTAAGGAAGATTAAACTTGATCTTAGGCATAATCCAAAACTGAGTGATGCCGTTTTAAAAAAAGGAAAGCTCGACGGATGCTATAGAATCCCACTTGGAGATTCACACAACACGATAATTTATGCACGCAGTCCTATTAATTCTACTGAAGTTGAAAAACGTTATCGTAAAGCAATCGATATAAAAAATCGGATTAAAACACCCGATGATAAAAGAAAGGAATTGTATGGAATTGAGCCGTCAGAAACAGATTGAAGTTCAAAAGCAAGCACTTGAAGTTGTTCTACAAAAACATGGTCACGGTACTCTTGCCATTGATACCGGAGTTGGTAAGTGTAAGATAGCCATTGACTACATTCTTTGGTTGTTTGATCACCGTCTTGTAAATGATCCGGCATACATAGAGATCGATGTTTTAATAACCAGCCCAAGAGAGAACCTTAAAGATAACTGGCTAGACGAGTTTATTAAATGGGATTGGTCCATAATCAGTCAAGAGGATAGCCTGTCAGGGAAAAACATCTCACGTGTCGATCTGCGTCTGAACACTAACACAAGACTTAATCAGCATATTTGTATCTACTTTGCTAATGTTCAGACAGCGTATAAGTTAGCCGATGATCCTTTACACGGTAGGTATGATCTGATTATTGGCGATGAAGCGCATTTGCTGATGACACCGGAGTATTGCAACGTGTTTAATATAGAATGTGATCACGTACTTTGTCTAACCGCAACACCAGATATTAAAAACAAACCTGAGAAGCTTGAGTTGTATAACAAGTACGCACCTATCATTTTCACTTATCTTACTGCCGAAGAAGATGGTGTAGTAAATAAAGTCAATCTTATCATAATTGACCATAAGCTTAATAACAATTTCAAGACTATCGCAGGAACTAAAGCCAGACCGTTTCCGATTGGAGAAGAAAAGAACTATGCGTATTTATCGACACAAATAGCTACAGGACAGACACTTATGGGAGAACAACGTCATATCCTATACGAACATGAAAATCTCCTTGCTGCTACTATGGAGGCTACTGGCGGTGCTGACGATTATTTCAGCTTAGCACAGTACTGGTATTGGCAGAAACAAGGCAATAGTGATCAGAAAAATGCCGCAAGAATATATCTGACAAGTATTGGAAAACGCAGAGATATGCTGCTTGGACTTAACTCCACTGCTCACATAGCAAAGAGGGTTAAAGAGATGCTTTTGAGAGACGCCCATAACAAAGTGTTAATCTTTTCCGAGCTTACCAAGCAGTGCAACAAGATTTCGACTAACGTTTACCACAGTAAGAATGCTGCTGATAGCAATAAAGCTAATCTGGAAGCGTTCAACAACGGAGCAATCCGTGACCTTGCCAGTTGTTATTCTCTTACACTGGGTCTAAACATGTCGAGCGCAAATCGTGCGATCTTCGAGAGTTATCAGGGAAGTGAAACGCTTGCTAAACAGCGGGGTGGAAGACTTCACCGATTGCCGACAGATCAGAGTGCAGTACTGTATGTTATACGTGTACTCGGTACTCAAAGCGAAGAGTGGTTTAACAAGTTTTTAAGCAGAGAAGATATTTCACAAGTAATTTCATCTATACCATTTCTTATATGAAGAAGTTCTTATTATCGTTTGGTAAAATCTTAGAATATGAGGTCGTTAAAGAAACGGCAAAACAGTTAGTATACCTAAGTAACAACGGACAGGAAATACGATCGACTAAAGCTTCAGTCTATTGGCTTTGGTTTAACACTAAGAAGGAAGCTGTTGCTGAACTTCTTAAACAGACAGATCACAAAATAAAACAAGCTGAAGATCAATTACGGTTTGCTACCAATGCCAAAGAACACATACTCAAAGAGTTCAAAGACTTTTTATAATGGATGAATTGTCACATAGGCGAGTCAGAAAAGCAGTGATAGAGGTACTCATAACCATAGTCGAAGAAAAGTATGGTAAAGTTGATACTTACGAACAGCTTGTATCACTACTTTTCAAAGAATTTCCGGATCAGGAAATAACATTAGATGAAGTACTGCTTGTTTATGCAATGTCTAATGAAATTGCTGATCTGCAATTACAACTATCTAATATAGAATAATAAATTTGGTATCTAACACATTTAATAATGAAGAAAATAACGTTAAAACAAATTAAATTACTACGGCCTTGTGATGATGCAATGAAATGGGGAGAAAGCAAAAAACTTACCAGCCTTAAAAACATCGATCAAAAGGCACTTTTGCAAAAGCTGATCGCTGACGACAAATTGCAATGGGCAAATTGGCTTATTGTTCGGTTAATGCCGAAAAAACAAAAAGCAATGTATGTCATATTTGCTGCTGAGCAAGTAATTGGTATTTACGAAAAGAAATATCCCAACGATAATAGACCACGTAAGGCAATTGAAGCAGTGAAAGCGTATTTGAAAAACCCTTCTGCTAAAACAAAGGCCGCTGCTTATGCTACTGCTGATGCTGCTTATGCTACTGCTTATGCTACTGCTGATGCTTATGCTACTGCTGATGCTGCTGCTTATGCTGCTGCTTATGCTACTGCTGATGCTTATGCTACTGCTGATGCTGCTGCTTATACTGCTTATGCTGCTTATGCTGCTGCTGCTGATGCTGCTTATGCTACTGCTGATGCTTATGCTACTGCTTATGCTGCTTATGCTGCTGCTTATGCTGCTGCTTATGCTGCTACTAAAAAAAAGATGTTAATAATAATTTTAAATTACGGAATTTCAATTTTAGAGTAAGAATGTGATGGTTAAGAAAGACATCATCGAACTCGATCTGCAAAAGATCATGGACAACAATCTAGACGTAGAAGCATTTGTCACCCTATGTCTGATTAACAAGAAGAATTTCAAAATGCTCGAACGTTTTAGCAAATATCACATTTTACTTGACGCACAGTATGAAGTCAGGATCATGTCTTTACAATCGCTTGGTTGGATAAAAGTTGTTGGTCCTGACCTGTATAAAGACCTTGAAGTAAGAGATAAGTTTTTAGAACTGCTTAGAACTACTCCAACAGAAGCATATGTAAAGAATATACCGTTATGGATTGACGAATATCGCGATATGTTTGGTAAGTGTGGTTCCGGTTTTATGGGTTTGCCTGCTGCCTGCATAGCAAAAATGCAAAGGTTCTTTGAGACATACCCGGTAATAGTCTGCACAGATAAGACTACAGTTGAAGTAACCAAGAAAGTAGTTATGGAAGCTGCTGCACTTTATATTCAACAACAAACTGTACAACGCTTTAAATATCTTCAGAGAGCAGATTACTTTATTTTCAAAGAGGAGAAAGTAGGCAAAGTTGAAACTTCACGTCTTTACAACTATATTGAAGACATCAAACGAGCAGAGAGACAGCCTAGTAATGTTACTGAAATTTAGTCGCAAGCTATGTCAGTATATCAAGAATCGCTGGAATTGATAGATCGTGGTAAAGCCGGTGGAAACATCGGTCTTTATCACGGCTATCAAAGACTTTCGGAGTTTGTACCTAATATTCAGCCGGCAAGTATTTACTTAATCGGTGGAATGACAGGTGTAGGTAAAAGCGCATTTGCTCACAGTAGTTTCATCCACAACCCTTACAACGATTGGAAAGCGCATTACAAAGATACGATAAAACTTAAAATCTTTCTATGGACGCTTGAAATGAACCGTCAGAAGCTGTTAACGAAATTCATCTGTCGTAATATATTCATTGATACGGGGAAATTAGTAGATGTTAATTATGTATTATCTAAAGGCAAGTTTCGTATTAGTGAGGAGATTTATCAATTAACTCACAGTTATGCTGATTATTATGCCGATTTTGAGGATATAGTTACTATCTATGGTCCTGATCATCCTACCGGAATCTTTATGAAAGTCCAGAAATATCTTAAGGAGAACGGCAAGGACATAATGAAAGAAATGCAACTTCCTGAGGCTGAGTCAGGTGAAATGAGAACTGTACTGGTCAAAGATAAGTATGAACCCAACCATCCTAATAGCATGGTTATAGCCATGATTGATCATGTCAATATTATGAATACCGAAAAGAACTATAGCAAAAAGCAGAACATTGATAAGATGTGTACCTACATGGTAAGCAGTGCAAATCACTATTCTGTTACTTGGGTTCCTATCCAGCAGATCAATCGTGGCGTTGAAGAGTTTGATAGATTCAAAAAAGGCAGCGTTGATATCAAGCTTAGTGACTTCAAAGAAACTGGTGATACTACTGATGCTGCCGATATTATCTTTGCTCTCAACAATCCTTGGGCTTGGGAAATCGATCCTTATCGTGGTTATAAAACTGCTGAATTACAGGACAGAGGAAGATTCTTAAGTATTCTCAAGAACCGTGACGGAGCAACAAGTAAATTCTTAGCATTGTTGTTTCTAGGAGAAGTAGGAATGTTTAAAGAACTACCGCCATCACATCTAATGGTACAAGCTGAATACGACAGAGCAAAGGCTTTGATGCCTTATTACAAATTACCACCACCACCATCAATTATGTCACAAACTACAAATTAATAATGCCTGAAGAACCAAAGATCATATTGCCGACAGGACCAAGACCTGCGTTAAGAAAGAATCCCAAGAGGATACTTTTTTACGGTCCACCAAAAGTAGGTAAAACTACGTTTGTCGCAGGACTACCGAACAATTTCATATTCGATTTAGAAGAAGGTACCGAGCTTATTTCCGCTATGTCAGAACGCATGGATAGTTTAGAAGATGTCAGACGCTATGGTAAAGCGATCATGCTTGCCGGAAGACCCTACAAACATGTTACTGTAGATACCATTACCAAGCTGGAAAGCTGGTGTGAATGGGATGCTACCCTTAGTTACATGAACTCTCCAATAGGTAAGAACTTTAACCGCAATGATAACGGTGGTATGTTATCCCGTAACGAATGGAAGAGTGTGCTTACAATCACCTCTTCCAATGGTACAGGTAGTAACTTTTCTCCCGGTTATCTGTGGTTAAGAAAGTCTTTTGAATATTGGAGCGACAGCTTTGGAGTGCTTGCACCATCGCTTATTATGATAGCTCATTTGCGTGACAAGGTAATTGATAAAAAAGGTGCTGAGGTTTCCGCTAAAGACATTGATCTAATGGGTAAATTACGCAATATTGTTTCCGCTAATGTCGACGCTATAGGATATATGTACCGGCACACAGTAAGTCCCGGTGTTACCGAACTCCGAATTAACTTTAAGTCTAGTGATGAGGTCTTATGCGGGTCACGTTGCGAACATCTTAAAGGACAGGATATTCCTGCCGATTGGAGTAAGATTTTCATTGATTAATCAATTCACCTAATTATAAACAATTAATTCTATTCACAATGTCAGAAGAAAAAGTAAAGATCACAATTAAGGGTCTCATTGAGAACGTTCAGAATGGTATGAATCGCAAAGACCTCGCAGCACATTACGGATTACCTGTAACACAGATCAACAAAGCCTTCAAAGAAGCTGAAGCCAAAGGTCTTATTCCAAAGAACATGCGTGCCGGTGTGAAGTCGTTCGTCCTTATTGATGACACCGAAGGAAAAGAGGTTACTGATGTTGCCGAGGAACTTCCTCAGACAGATGCAACTACTCAGGCATAAGTAGCCTGCTTGCGTATTAACTGAACTACTTAACTATTAATTACTAAAGAAAGGATTAAAAATGGCTTTTTCAGGAAACGAAGGAAATAAAGAAGTCGTAAAACAGGTAAAACTATTCACCGGCGTAGCTCCGTTTAAAGTACTTGCTATTAACCCTACGGTTGAAGAGTTGCAGGCACTTGGTATTAATTACCAGAATGAGATTAAGGGTTACACAGGAGAAAAGCAACTTGATGATGGCAGTACTGTCAAAACAGCGCGTATTGATTTGTGGATACAGACTATGCTCACAGTGGAAGAAGCTGTTAAGTATGGTTTCACAAAGGAAACTGCACCCAAGATAAAGACCAAGATATCATTCTTCTTGGAAGATCGTGAACAGACTTCCAAAGCAGGTGATAAAAAGGAGTTTATTAACAATTTTGGACGTACATGTTGGGGTGATCCAACCGAAGGTCCGACAGCCAAATGGTATGATCACACCGGATCAAGAGTCGCCAGAGTCGGTGAAGAACGGTTGATCAATTTCATAAGAACATGGATTAATGCCTCGAATGAGAGTCCGGTCTTCTTTGAAAAGTTCAGCAACCTGTTTAACAACGATACAATGGAAATGCAGGAAATCTTAAAAGAGTTCAAAGACCATCTGATTCGCTGCTTGTTAGTTGTAAATGAAAAGAATGGCCAGTATTACCAGAATGTATTCACAGGTTTCTTTGAGAGAAGTTATCGTACAGCTGGCACTACATGGGATTCTCATTTCAAAAAGCAGGATAAGAACGGTAAGTACAGCAACAAACCGTCTACCGGAACAGCCTACACGATTCCTCTTAAGGAGTTTGAACCATTGTATCAACAATCACAAGTACAACCTGATCCTGATCCTGCACAGACCGCTGAATCAGTCATGCAGGCAGGAAACGCATTTGTCTAAACCAAGCACACTGCTTTATGTTTAAGGGAAATTCAACACTTGATAAAGAACAAATACTTGATGTCTATACAGAGGAACAGTTGTTTCATTACTACTGTTCCAACTTCAAGCTTATAAACGTCTCTTTTCTAAGTGATTCCAGAACTGAAAGCAGCCCAAGTTGCAGGATCGCTTATGTTGAAGGCAAGCTTAAATTCAAGGACTTTGGCGATAGCTTTCCTGCAACTGATGTTTGGGGTTATGTTGGAAGAAAATACTCTTTATCATACACAGACACATTAAAACGAATTTACACTGATCTTATAGTTAAGCCTGTACTTAATCTTCCTAACACACAAGGTAACAGGGTGAAAGCCAAGCAGACTCAACTAGCGGTGAATGAAAAGATACGAATACGAATTAAAAGACGCTACTGGAATAATGACGATTACAGGTATTGGTACGAGAGATACCAGATACCATTGCCAATGCTTGAAGAATATAATATCTATCCTATATCGGATTATTGGTTAAATACAAACATGCTTAGTGTACATTATGCTGCTGAAAAGCTATCTTACTGCTATACATATTATTACCACGACGATTTGTTATTACGAAAAATATATCAACCTCTTTCTAAGAACGCTAAATGGAAGTCGAATATCGACAACACAGTGGTTCAGGGAATAGCAAATATACCAAAGTTTGCAGATTTATTAATCATAACTTCATCAATGAAGGACATACTTGTTCTTAAACTGATGGGTTATCCAAGCGTTTCACCTAACAATGAAATGTCTTGGCTGTCAGACTCGGTGTGGACTAAGTTTCAATCACGCTACAAACAGATTGTACTACTGCATAATACGGATGCAGCCGGTATAATCTCAGCAGCAAGATTATCTTACTATTACAACATACCGTTCATAACTATCCCTTTAGACTACAACAAAAAAGATCCAAGCGATCTCCTACACTCTATTAGGAACATAGAGAAGACCAAATCAATTATCGCAACACAGCTGAATATGCTCTATAACAAGAAGAAGCATCTGATTAAATATAAGATTGTCAAAGACAATCGGGTGCAAGAGAAGACTGGCGTATTCTATGAAGAATCGCCAAAGATTGCTGAACAAACCTTTACTAAACTACTGGAACATTTTAACGTTCGGGTGTTAGATTGTGTTGCACAAGAGGTAACTAATATTTAATAACCAATAATCCAAAATCATTTGAAATGACTGAAGTTATAACAGCTACTGGTGAAAAAAGGTTAATCAAGATCGCCAGCGTAAGAACATCACAGGTTTTCAGAATAGAATCCGACGCTAAAACATGGGGAGAACTCCGTCCGGCAATGAAAGCTGCTGGTATTGACCTGACTAACATGGTAGCGACCATTAAAGCCAGCCATCACACTATTGAACATGATGAAGGTGTGTTGCCTGAAGGTCCGTGTACAATCTATTTGCTTGCCGCAAAACAAAAAGCTGGCGCTATTGATTTCGCCAACATCACTATTCTTGCCGATAGTGTAAATGGCATCTGTGAAGACCTTGAATCAGCACAGAAATCAATCGGAAAAATTATTACCACAGGTAAAGCCTTTGCATCCGCTGCAACTACCTTTGGTAACACTATGGTCGAAGCAAGTGATAACATTTCACGCATGCAGAATGCAGTAGACCGTCTGATCGGAAGTCCTGTCTTGGGTAAGACTCTTGTAGCCGCACCCGAAGCAAGGAAAGCCGCAACAAAAGCACTTGCGAAAGAAGAAAAGATTAAGAAAATCCCACCGCAGAAAACAACGCCCGTTGTAAAAACGAAAGAAACACCTGTCGTTAAAGCAAAAGACCCCACCGACGCTGAAGTTGAAAAGATGAAGATCAAAGCACAAAAGCTTGGCTTAAAGATACACATGAAGGTTGCCAAGAGTGATTCTTCATATAACCGTCTGTACAAGAAACGCTTCGACGCTGCCAAACTTGAAGGAGTACCGATTGTAAAAGAATCAAAGAAGTCCGGTATTGCTGCTGCAACTATCGTTGAATCAGTAAAACAGAGTAAACAGCAGAAAGCTCAGATTCCCATCGCTGACGACGATGATGATGACGCAGCTTTGCTCCGGGAAGCAAAAGAAGCAGAAAGAACAAGACTAAAACACTAAACTATGGAGCCATCTAAAGTATGGGCTATAGTAGGTATAACGATAGGGGCTATGGCTTTTGCCATAGCTCTTATCTTTATTCTTTTAAAGTTGGTTCGACGAACTCCTAGAAAAACAACACCTATTGCAGACCCGACCGAAGCTTATTACAGAATAGCTAAGATAATTGAATCGAGAAGCGACCTAGCATTTAATTTACCTATTAGAAAGAACGATGCCTCAGACGTTGTTACAACCATTGCAATGCGTGTAATAGGTGTAGACAGTAAAGGAGTATTAGTAGAACCAATAGACCAGATGCTAGCCGCCGATCTTATTATGGAAGGATTCTTTATACCAAACACATTATCAATAGAAACTGCTGAATTACAATTACACGACTATGGAATTAACTAACACGGACGAAACAACTGTACAAGAACGTTATTCACAGCATGATCTGGAAACAGCAGAGGCTTTGGAAGAGTTGGATGATATCGAGGAGCGATCAC